ATGAGGATACCGAATATTTTCGGGACCTAAAACAATTTTGGTACACAAAATAAAGGTCCTCTTTATATTTCTTTGCCATCTGGATGGTGCGAACCAACCCCAACCGTTTACTGGTCAGCCTAGCATTCTTGGTGTATATGGTAGCCGCATACCTCTTCCACTCCTTGAACTTGTGTTGCTGTTCTGGAGTCATCTTTTCTTTGGTGAGGTCCTTTGATAAGGGGCATGTTGGTATGGGGAGGTCATCCCTGCTTGGTATCCCTGCCCATCCTCCTCCCCCTTCCCATACCTGTTCCAACACAGACAACACAGTTTTATTGATACGCCAACGGGTATCCTGAAGGGCATTGATTGCCTTATATTCTTGGGGCATCTCATGATTAGCCAACTCCTCCAACAGTAACCGATTATTGGTCTTGACCAGAGGTATTGGTTTGACTGCCCTCGTCCAGTAGCCTCCTTCATAGGGAGAGGTCCAAGGTTTGGGGGGTATGACGCAAGGGGCATAGCTAGGTGTCAACCCCTCCCCTCTCTCGTTTACTTCCTTAATCCAATCCTTTGCGGCTGTCGTAGGTAACAATATCAGTTTACTCCTTCTGCCGTGCCCCTCCTTCTTCTTCTCTATAAGACCTGTTGTGGTCACCAATATATCTAGCATTTTGCAACCAATATGCAACTTCTCTGTTTTAGACCAAGGCTCATATGTTATGAGGGCATGCTTATTCATGGTGTGAATGAGATTATAACGCATGTAGTGCCTATTGCTTGTCCTCTGCCCTACTGCTGTTTTAACTGCATTAAACAGTCGGGGTTCCTCCTTTTTGAATAGGGTAAATTTGAACTCATCCTCTATCCCGTGTGCTATACGCATAGCAGTAGAGGTAAGAGCATTGTTACCAGAAAGGCTGTCTATGGTCACCTTAAGGGTGATGTAAGCCGCTTTATCTGGTGCTATAAGGTTAAGTAGTTTGGCATTGGTATGCCTGTTACCTCTACCTGCCTCACCCGATAACGAGCGGGTCAGGTAATCCACTAGCCCCTTCTCTACTTCCTCTACAGTCCTCTTCATAAGAGCTATACCAGATAAGGATTGAGAGGCGGGGGTAGCCTCTAGGTTCTTACGGAACTGACGGATACCCTTAGAAGACATCTCTTCTTCCAACTCTATCTGCTTATCCTGTAGAACCCTCTCGACAATAGTGTCCATTAATAGTTTCCTTGTTAGCCACAATATCGCCACTTCAAATAGTGAGCGAGTGTTTATTATACACTACTGCAACAAGTAAGACAAGTAAATTCCCCCTAAATAACTGGGTTTGTCGTAAATGTTGGTCATGAGTGTAAGGCAGACGCTTGGGATTTTAAGTCCCTTGCGTCTACCAATTTCGCCACCGAGGCAGGGGTGGACTTGCGGGTTTGTTGTTAGTAGAGGGGCTATTATATCCCCTGTATGCGGCTAATTCAACCCTAATTCGCCACACGATTTAGCGGGGGAGTTGCACATCCCCTAGTTTATTTATAGCATCCCTATAGTTGAGAGGGCTTAGTTTAGCATAACGCATGGTTGTTTCAATACGCCTATGACCCATCAATCCTTTGATGACTGACATATCTACGCCCCTCTGTGCTAAGTGGGATGCGAACGTGTGACGCAACGTGTGCCACACCACACCCTCTAGCCCTTGTTGTTGCCGTAGTGCCTCCCACCCCCTCCGTAACAACTTGTCTGCGTCAGGGAACACTAACGTGCCCTCATAGGGGTGATAAGTATCTAGAAGACTCCTTAAGTCAGCCCCCAGTGGAATACTGCGGGGGTCACCGTTCTTACTCTTCTCCACATACAGGACATTACCCTGAATATGCCGCCACTCTAATCGTGCCAACTCCCCTGCCCTCAACCCAGTACGAACCGAGATAAAGATAGCTAAATGGAGCCTCTCGTCACTACACGCCTCCAACAACTCACTCACCTCAATTGTTGATAGGAAGCGACTGCGAGCGTTGCTCACCCTTAAGGAACGAACAATAGGCATACGCCTTAGTTGACCGTTCTCATCCCCCAATTTCAACACCTTACGCAAGCTCTGAAGCGAGTGGTTGATGGTGCTATTCGACAACCCTTGCTCTTTGAGGTGGATTGTGAATGAGGTAATACCCTCACTGGTTATGTGAGGTAGAGGTACATCCCCAAAGAATTTCATCACCTTCTTACGGTGCCTGTCTTGCCAAAGAGGATACCCACTGTCATTCCAGTATAGTGTAAACGCTTTTGAGTATGCCATAGACAGGGTCCATGAGTCGTTGGGCTGTGCTACTGGTAGCGGTAGCCCTTCCCTTAGTGCCACCTTACAGGTAGCCTCTGCTATGACTGCCCCCTCCTTGGTATCGTAGGTACGTCTTAGTACCCGTTTCCCTTTGTGCCATAGGGTGAGTTGCCACCCCTTCCCTCGTCTTAAGATAGACATATTGCCTCCTTTATCCCGTGCGGGATATTAGTCAAACATTGATTCAATACAAGCCTTACCCTTTGGGGTGAGGCTCAACCTTTTCCTCGCTCTATTGTGCAGGCATTCTATTGCCGTTATGTAGTCTGGACCTACCTTCCTTGAGCGGGTGAGCTTACTCCATACCATCCAGTTGCGTGATGCAGAGGCATGACTAACGCCTAAGTCATCAGCTAAATCCCCAACACTATACCCATCGGGGTTGTTCTCGTTGAAGTAGACTAGCACTAAGGCTAGTATTGTTTGAGCCTGTAACTCAGAGTCCAAGACCCTGAATTGCTCCATTATTTTCTTGAATTGTTTTATGTTCATAGGGGTTCCGATAGCCTATAGTCTGCTAATAATAATTTCCCTGTTAATGAGTGGCAGGTGTATGTTGAGGGTAGAGGTATCCAACCTCCTTATGGAAAATGATTTTGATGGAGATGTAACTATTAATAATTCAAATATCCATACCTTAAAGAATAACATATTGCTCCTTGAAATACGCACCACTATAAGTGCTTGCTAGTATAAAGGCACACCCTGTAAGCAAATACTTACAAGGTGTGCCGTATGTATTACACTTACGCTCGACTGTACACCATTAGTCGGGACCCGTCCAGTTGAGACACACGCTCCCCCTTAATATCCATGCCGTTGTTGCGTAAGATATGGATGACTGCCGCTAACCGCACAATCCCCATCTTGAATCCCAACATGCAATCAATTGCACGACCTGAGTTAAGGTGGTTTTGTACTCTAACTACTTGACTTTCTTTCATTTACTTCTCCAATTGTGAAATTCAATAAGGGTTTCACTTGCCCTACTTAACCCGTAAAGGGTGCTGTTCTTTTGCGGTATATTGCGGGTACTTAAAAACTTTCGGGGGTTCATTACCCTTCTGTTCTTAAGGCACCACTTAACATATAGGGCACCTGCACTGCCCTTCTCAAAGCCATATATATTCTTGATTACGTCATCCATATACCCTCCTAGTGGTAGATATTATACATGAGTGGAACATGTTACTCAAGCCCATGCAGAGCGTGGTAGGGTTACACCCACCCCATCAAAGTCTTCTGTGCCCATCATTCGTAACGACCCCCCTATACCCCCACTAACATCAATATTGAGGGATGCTAGTCGGGTTACTGGCTTGTCAACAGGTAGCAGAGATGGGGTGGTTTCGATGGTCCAATCCACCCGCCTTTTTGGGTTGAATCGTACAGGATATTCCCAAGCCAACTCCCCCGAATAAGTAAATTCGGGTATCATTTCGGGTAACTCACGACCCTTGTAAGGCTTGAACCCCGCAATACATGTGGGGTGCCCTGATGCCCACGCCACTACCTTCTTAGGTCCCCCCTCATGGATGAGAAGGGCACCCTTCAAGTTAACGTGTAGGTCTACATCCTCTAGGGTGATGTAGTTACAGTGACCCACCACCAATCCACCTACCCGTAAAGATAGCATGTTGTTGTGCAAGTTTCGGTATACGCTAGTTTTCATATTTGGTCCTCGATTCCATAAATAGAAGGGCTATGTCTTGATTCATTTGGTATTGCTCTGTGGTACTCAACTTCCTGTGTGAAATTAATTCATTCCAGTACGACAGTTTAACGAGGTGCTTACCCTCGACATAATAACTTGCGTATTCATCAAATCCATATCTCATGACAGTCTCCCAGTAAAAGTCAGCAGGAACTCCTTATTCTTCTTTTGTTTCCGTTCAGCACGTTCCTTTATCACAGCACTCATATGACACGCATCGCATATCAGCACATCGCCCCAGTACCCAGTTTCCCCACACCTCATGTACACATCCTTGTAATCATAAGGTCCTTTAGGCACACAATGCACCACCTTGTTTTCACATCGACTCATGACAGTCTCCCGTTATTCATTACATCAGCACAGTACACATCGCCATAGTCGTAGGTGCCATGTGTATACGGACTCTTGACTGCACAATAGAATCGGTCATAGGCTCCGTTGGTAGTACGTTGGTGTTGCTTGAGGACACGCCACTCCCAACCCAATTCGTTGGTGTAGACGGCATGTGGTTTCTCCATTGTTGCCATCTTCCTTCCTTTCCATGTACTCATGACGCACCTCCCATATCGAATAGGTCTTGTTGATGTGCCTCCGCATAAGACTTACTCACATGAGGGCATAGGGGCACCATGATATGCTCGACCCGTATGCGGTCTTCAAGAAGTTCTATGTATTCTTGTATTTCAGCCACCTCACGGTGAGTAAGACCTAAATATCCCGCACGGGATAACACGTTCTTTGCTTTTATCAATGTTTGTTTATCTGATTGCATGGTCAATGTCCTCTATTAAGTTGTTAAATGAATCCTTGTTAAAGAAGAATGAGTCGGTCAAGACCTCCTCTGAAATACGCACCTCTTTGGTGCTACCTTTCCTTTTCAGGAACCCGAATGTGCCCACACACTCGTTGAAGCGGTCATCATTAGCGTCAAAGTCAACCAATCCCTCTACATCAGGGAGTTCCCACTCCCCTTTGCACCCTGCGGTATTGAGTGCTATGGCACATGACAATCCCGTAGCTACAGCCTCCACTGTTCGCTTATACACCACCTCATTCTTGTTGGAACCGCTAAAGACTAGGCGTAAATTGGGCATCCAATGCTTACGCACTTTACTTATCCCCTTGCTATACCCATAGAAGGCTAGTTGTGGAAACAGAGCGGCAAGCCACCTCCAATCTCTGTCACTGGTACCATCGGGACGCACCAGTAACATGTTGTCGTACTGTTCGGCAAGCAACCTCAACTCCTTTATCAGTTTCCACTTGAAGTATTCCCACCGTACCCCAAGCAATACAGTGCGGCACCTCTGTGCCCTCTGTTGTACGGGCATACCATTACGCCCTTGCTTGTTGATGCAGGTAGGTAGGCAGTCGTTATCACCCTCCCAAGGGCAATTAGTAAACTCGTCAGCTAACACCTCATTGGCAGGACTCAAGAACAGCACCACATTCTTGTAGAAGCCATCCGTTTTCTGTATCTTGGCTGATTCAACAGTCCAAAGATTGGATGATTTAGTGGCAAAGCGGTTTATGTAGTCAAGCTCTCGTAAAATACCCTCTTTTGCATCAGGGTTAATCTTGCGTGAGTGGACGATTTCAGATGCGGTAATGGGTTCAAATTTCATGATGCTTACTCCATAGTGAACGGATATTGACTAGGTTGGTAAGGTCGAGGTCCCCACAGTGTATGCGGTAATGGTGATGGGCGGTATCCTCATCCACGCACCTGCGACAGAGTGCCTTATACACCCGAATGGCATCCCGTAAGGTGCCAATATAATGAGTAGTCCAACTTGACCGCATCTCTGTGGTGCTAGTACGTCTAAGTAGTATCTTGTACATGTTGCCTCCTTTATCCCGTGCGGGATAAGCCCTTGATTATTGTTTGATAAGGTGAAGTAAACTGCTTACATTAAGTGGGTTACATACGCCCATTCCAAATTGCATTTCGGTGATGTCATATGACCCACCTACCGCATCGTAAGACCGCATTAGGTCTGCTTGTATGTCACGTTCAGGATTGCTCCCGAATATCATTACCTCTCCAGTTATTCCTCTGTGCAAGTCCCTGAAGTGAACTACTGACCACCAGTGGTCGCACCCATTAGGGTCGAGGATGCGGCACACTTCCTGCACCTCTATGGTCTGCCCCATAGCACCAGTAGTGCTGTTCTTGTACATACGTCCTGTGCTAAATGTGGTCTTTATCATGTTGCCTCCGTTTATCCCGTGCGGGATATTTGTGGTGACTCAAAGGTTATCTCTGAGCCTACATATATTATACACTAGTGCAACATGTATGTCAAGTGGACCATTTAGGTCAGCCCATTATTGTTGATAGGTCCCACCATTATTGTTGATAGGTTTTTGGCTCCCGCCCTTCCCTAGTGGGTCGCACCCTCCACTGCTCACGCCTGATATTATCCCGTGCGGGATAAATAAAGGGCAAAAAAAAGGACCCGTTAAGGTCCTTTTGGTTTGGTGTTATGGTGTTATGCTATAGGGCACCACCATAAAGGGCACCAATAAACATAAGCGTAGTACACGCACACATAACCAATATATTTATGACGTGGAACAGTAAGTTATTTTTCATTTTGGCTTATCCTTTTATCCCGTGCGGGATAACCTGAAAGGGACCCGTTAAGGTCCCCATGATTAATGGAATTATTTAGTGATTAACTTAGCAACGCTGTTATTTAATTTAGCTAACTTTTCAGGGTCGTCTGATAAGTATCTTACTTGTGCCCTTACAAGGTTTGCAGTAGCGTTCAAACCAATCTGTTCTAAAAAGTTTAGTGTGTTAGTCAATTGTGCCTCTAGCTTTTTAGCTTTGTCATCTTCGCTTTCAAGGTCTTCGCTACCCCCTTCGCTATCCCCTTCGCTATCCCCTTCACTCTCTTTGTCATCTTTCAATGCTTCGTTAAGCTCTTGTACCTTAACCTTCAATGAATTTTCAGTAAGGTACTCGCTTAAGTCTAGGTTATGAGTATCGACCGCTACCTTTAAAGTGCTTATGCCCTTCTCAATTCCTGACTGTCCCAATGATTCACCCAACAGTTTGAATTTTGGATTAGCCTTTTTATTGGCTTTTGTCATCACTTTGTTATCATGCATTATTCCCTCAATGAAGTCTGTCATTGAGTCAGTAGAGTTAGGACCTAAAGCGATATATCCCAAACGAATTGCATGGAACCATTGACCCCGTAGAGAAACGTCCTTTTTCTGGTTTGCTATGTATGCTTTAAGGACCCTTGAATACAAAGAGTTTATGTCTGTATCTTTTAAGTTAGTGTTAGTAGCCGCTTCAATTTGTCCGATTAAATCAGTCATAATATAGTACCTCAATTTTAATGTTATGCACCGCTTTGGTGCGATTTTGGCTCCCTGCCGTTTTTGTCTTCCTTGGCTTTTATTATATCATCATTTACATACGTGCAACAACTCATTTTGCATTAATGTAATATTATTTATCCCGTGCGGGATAACCTGAAAGGACCTGAAAAAACGATAGATACAATCAAAAACAGACACGCCAATATTATTGGGTCCTTTCAGGTTATCCCCAAAGGACCCGCCAATATTAAAGAGGGATAGTTTACCCCCTGCCATGCCAGTGACACCGCACCTTTGCGGCACCTTTGCGGCTAACCATGTGGCGGAACCCATTTTTGCCAGATTTGGCACGGTTATTGCGTGGTACCAATCGATACCCTACGGGGGGACTTGGGCTAGGTACGATAAATATATAGCCTCTCAGATTTTTGGGTCAAAACTATTGAGGGTGGGGTGAATCTCTCCTGCCTTCTTGTGACTAAATGGCTCCCTCTTAGGTGCCCAACGGGTTTGACCAGTGCTTCCCCAATCAATCTCGTCATAGTTGAGCCTATAACGTGAGCTTGGTTTGGTGGCTAATTTGTCACCCGTTATGTCGTTAGTTGCCGTCATTGTTCACCTCTGATGCTGAATATAAACGTAATCTACTAGGTCATAGTAGGCTCCACAATGAGGGCACTGGGCTTTCCCTTTGGAGTAGTACCTAACAAAGCTACCCCTCCTGCCCTCACCACACCCACACACAAACTTGCCTATATCGACTCTCACTCCTCGTCTGCTTCCTCTTTGGCAACATCAAGCGAATCTTCTTCGTATTCCGTAATGCCATATTCAGGTTCGCCCATAAGGTCGATATAGTCGGGTAGTGGCTGTTGGGTTACCCCCTCCCCTACCTCCCCTACTGTATTAGATATGCCGCTTATACACCCCATAAGGGAGCCTATAAGGAGGGCTAGTGAGGCTATACAAAGGGACTCTTTAATCATAATGGGTATCTCTAGTTGGTAGTGGAGGGAGGTTAGCCTAATAGAATACTAACGTATTCCTTAAGGGGGCTATACTAATGGGAGCCTCTCGGGTCAATAGTGTCCATAAATTTAAGTCATTGATATTGTTCACTTTAGTGTTACCCACAAATCACCCCCTTTCCCCTTTCTGCCCAGTATCCCATCACTAAACCGCTCTAGCTCTTCATCAAGTAGCCTCTCTCTTCGCTCACTCATGAGAGCAGTAGTGTTAGCTGACATCTGTTCTACCCAGTAGTTCACCGCTATTGCTACCGCATCTACTCTGTCATCATGCCTTAAGGCTCCCCTACTATTAGTTAGGCGGGTCATCTGATAAGACAGGGTGTATTGAGGTGCCTTTTCTGGTGGATACCCAGATACGCTCTCCCAATCCCTCCTCATTGCATCTGCATCAACCACTAGCTTGTGTTGGTTCATTACTGGTTCCAACGTGTCGAGGATGCGTTTCTCCTTTTGGGTGTGGTGACGGACCTCGGTCAATGTAACGGGATATATTGATTCTAGGTAGGGGGTGAATAGCTGATTAAACATGCCATCCCCAAAGTTAGACTCCACAATTACCTCATTGACCTTACCCTTCTTGGCAATATAAGCCAACTTTTCTAGGGTTCCCTTTTCGTACCCTCCTTCCTTAATGCCACCAAAGTCGGTGAGCCACAGGAATCCGTTTAGCATCTTGATTACGGCATAACTTGTTTCATCCTTACCTCTACCACTAGGGTCAATGGCGAGGACTGACCCGCTATACTCTAGCCAATCGCCCAGTGCATCACCCATCCACAGCTTATCGCCCCTCAACCCCAAATTAGATATGTTGGTAGCCTCATCCCTGCTCTTTACCACCCTTTCAGGTGCCGTATCCGTATCACAATTCATGACAATAAGGTCACTCAATTTTAAGGGATACTTATTGATGTCAGAGAGGCTAGTATCTAGCATAAACTGCAAGCTAAAGCCTGACCTCCCATAACTTAACTCTCGTTCAATCAGGTCATCATCATCAAACCTTAAGGGGTCAGTAGGTTCGGCTACTCTGTCCGTTGTTTGTAGCATTGGGGCAAGCCTTTCACCTAGTCGGTCAGCAAGTCCCTGTTCAGGGAACCGTGCAGTCCATATTCGGGTGACATAACCCCTGTTTGGCAACTCTTCGTACAGGCTCATCTCGGTCTGAGGGGTACCAAGGTAGATAACCCGCCCATCTGGTTTGAGAATAGCGTCAAATTCCTTTACGGATTCACTTAGCTTATCCCTCATGACCTGTGTGGCTGAGTTATTAGGAATCTCGATGTCATCCGCAATGATTAGGTCAGCACGACTACCCGCTAACTGCCCTGTTATGCCCACTGACTTAACACTGGGGCTATGACTAGGGGAGGCGGGAGCCACATCAAAGCTGATTTTTGACTGACGTTGCCCCTCCTTCGGCACCAAATGCTGAAGAAGAGGCATGTCGTGTATCAACCTTTGTGTGAACGTACTAAAATCATCTGCCCTTACCTTACTTGCACTCACCACCAGTATCTTCATCTCTGGATTGAGGAGTAGTTGGTGGCAAGCAAATGCACTTGTAATATAACTCTTACCTACGCCCCGAAACGCCTCAATTACTAGCCTCCTTGGACCCCCCTGCAAGTAGTCAGCTATGTCGTACTGAACAGGGGTGGGGTTAGGCAGTCCAAGGTGGTCCCAAGTCACCCACAAAAAGTTTTTGAACGACTCTAGTCCGTGCTTCTTCATCCTAATGTCGAGGGATGGAGATGGTATTAGTCTCTATCTCATCATCCTCATCAAATGGCAAGCTCTCTAGGAGGCGGGCTAGTGGGTTGTTATGCACTGGCATAGCCTCGATGCCATTATCCTTTAGGAACCTCACCGCTACCCCAAGGTCAGCACTCCGTGCCTCCCCACTCTTTATTTTATCGAGGAGGGTGGTGGCTACAGCTTCGTGTAATTCACCTAATATATCCATTATCCTTTCCTTTTTGGTTGCTTCTTACGATTGGCAGTCTTGGATTTGATGCTTAAGTTGTTGGGTCTGTTGTTGTTGGGGTTGAAGTTCTTGTGGTCTACCTCCTTCCCGTCCCCCTTCCTAACTCGTCCTGCCTTAATCATCAATCGTCTTGCTTTTACTCGACCTGCCCTTCTCTTTATTTGTTCAGGCTTACCGTGGTAATCCCGATACTCTTTTTTGTAGTCACGCATCGCCCTTCTTATCTTTAAATAACATGCCTATGATTCCACTACCCGCAATAGTTGCGGCAACAATCTGGTTCATGAGTTCTGGTTCTATTGTCAACCCCAATCCCCCAAAGAACATGATAATACCCCTTACGGTACTAGCCTCGCTTAACCGTTCCAGTATATATGCAAACATAATAATCCTTAATCGTAAAAGTTAATGTAAACGGGTCCCGTGGACCACACACTGAACATTGGGTTGCCACCACCAAGCCTAGCTAGGTGGACCACCTCTGGGTTGAACTGCCCATTGTCAGTGTGGCTCGGTAATGTCGAGGGGTCTGCCGCATCTCCTCCATCAAATCGCACCCATCTATCTGTACCTTTAAACTCGACATAGTTTGCTGTCAGTGGTGGGGTTACTGAGACAGGGTAAGCCACTTCGGGTTGGACGGGGTTGGTTGATTCTAATTGTTCTTTGATTATAATTGAAGAGGTTGCTACCCCCTTGAATGATGAGTATCTCCCATCAAAAGCTGATAATTCGCTCATTTTGTTTCCTTATGTAATATGAAAGTTGAAGTTTAGTTTTACACACTAACGCTTAGTGGTAATAAATACCCAATATTTCCTGAAGCACCACCACCGCTAATGCACTACCAAAAGCACAAAGAGCGATATAATAAATCAGGGTCTTGATACACTCACTTAGTATTTTGAAGTTCTCGTAATTCACGCAGGTACCTCTCTACCTTTGCTCTGTCGAGCGGTGTTCGTGCTGAGTTGGGGACAGACTGTAAGTCAAATAACTCATCCTCTATTGACCTCACTCTCATGTCCACGAAGGCTGTTTGTTGGTCATGCCTCAACTCTTCTAGGTCAGTAGCAGAGGCGTATCGCCCATCTGCAAACAAGAGTAATCCAACACTCATTGTCACTATACTGACAACGCTACTCATAATCGTAATTAGCGTTATTGTTCCTTTTTCCATTCATGTATTCCTCGTATGATATTTCTAATGGTACTCAGTGGTCATGTAATCCATAAGTGCCGTCATTTCACTGGTAGTGTAGGGTCTGTTGGCGAAACTAGAGGCTATTATCTCGCCTGCACTTGAGCCACCATACACAGAGTCATTGAAGAACGGTCTTGCTACGTCAGTACCAGCTTGAACACTAATGGGGGTACCACCTGTATTAAACGTAGCATTTGTGGCTTTATTAGTCGTGGTACCAGTAGACAAGTCTGTTAGACGCAGTGAATACACACCAGTATTATTGCCGTAGGTGCCCCCCCAAAAGCCCAGAGAAACAACGAAGGTTGCAATCATATTTGGGAGCCAATTAACACCGGAAACCGCAAGATAATAGTTACTGTTAGCCGCACTATAAGGAATCTGCATCTGTATACGAGTAGACTGCTTATTGTAGAACATACTGAAGTGGTTGTACTGACTAGTGCTAGTGGGGTACAGGTCGTAAATACTTTGGCTTGGAGTGGCACTTCCAAAATAGTTAAACACCCTATGCCAACTATTCGTTATATTTGTACGGCAAGTATAGGAGAATGTAAAACCACTGTTGTTGATGATTGCATTACCGTCATATGTGTTGGTTCTAGCTTGGAAGTTACTCCCGTGTGGTACTTGTAGATAACGCTTTGTTACACCCAGTGAGTTCGTGTATGGATAAGCCACCATAGGTCCTTGTGCCCTCCAATCCTCCTCCTGCAAGGTAACACCAGAAAAGCCGTTGGGTACGGTGAGTATGGTTCCTGCGGGAAATGAGGTGCCAACTGCAATATCATCAGCTTTAAAATACCACTGAAGGTCGGGATTAGCTACGGGGTAAGTATCGCCACTCCCCTCCTCTTGATATACATCAATTATTGTTATATTAGTAGTCTCTAAGTGTATATGTCCCGTATCAGGGTCTGTGAAGCGGATAAAGAACGATTCATTGGGGTCAGTAACATAATCCCAAGTGGGAGTAAGGTCGAAAGAACCATTGCCGTTTGAGAGTGTTACCGAACCAAGTATAGGAAGCACATCATTATTAGCGGCAGGACCCAACAGGGTCCAGTCTATAGTGTCAGATGAAAGTCTTGTATCATAAAGGGTTACGGTGTAAGTCACCCCCTCAGTCATTGTTGTTGCGTGGGTTGCAGTTAATATAAGGGGTTTATCCACCTCATCATTTTCAACTAAATGCCGCATCTCATCAACGTCATAAATACCACCCATAAGGTGTGACGCTGAATCAGGTCTACGAGAACCTATGTAGCCTTTGTTACGTCTGCTCATAAATATCCCCCCATTATGTGGTCAGCACTTCGTATGAAATCATTATATCAAGGTCACCTGCCGAACTTCCGTATGCATTAAGGAACTGCCCCTGCATCAAATAGAAAGAGCTATCCTTGGTACTTATCTCCAACACAGCATCGGCAGGAATAGGGACTGTTTTGGCGAGATAGAAACCTGACAGCAGGACAGTAACATCGGCTGTATTAGTGCCATCTTTGTTTGATGCCCGTATGTGGTTTATTTTGTATATAGAATTGCTAGTGTTGTTGTTCACCAACGTTGTCTGCGAGGTGGTCAACGCACTAGCCATAGTGTGTGCTGTTATTGATGAGAGGTTTAGTATATTAGGGTTTGCCATATTGTTTCCTTATCCAAAGATTATTGCCATTGCTATGGCTGTTCCTGTGGAGACTCCTCCACCACCCCCACCACTTGAGCCTATTAATGAAGCTAAGAAGTCAGCTTCCGTTCCACTATTTCCTGCCGCAATCCAAACCTCATAAGCTGAATCACCATCAGGACCTATAGCACCTGTAGAACCAGTTGGTCCCGTAGAACCTGTGTTGCCTTGAGGACCTTGAGGACCTGTAGAACCTGTAGAACCTGTATTACCTATAGGACCTTGAGGACCCGTAGAACCAGTGGCTCCTTGAGGACCCGTAGAACCAGTGCTGCCTGTCGCACCCTTAGACGCTATGAGTTCCCAATAGGTAGTATTGGTTGGGGTCACACCTTGTGTCGCTATTTTGGCTACATAACTATTCCCGCCAGATTCGACTACATCTAACACACTATAGGTTATAAAGGACTGCCACGGTCCTTCAAAAATAGGTGTATCGCCTTGAGGACCTGTAGCACCCGTAGCACCTACGCTACCTGTGGAACCTGTGGAACCTGTGGGACCTTGAGGACCTTGAGGACCTGTGGCACCTACACCACCAGTATTACCTGTGTTGCCTTGAGGACCTACATCGCCTTGAGGACCTATGGCACCCGTACTGCCTGTATTACCAGTAGGACCAGTGTTTCCTATGGGTCCGATGGGACCTATAGCACCTGTGGCACCAGTGTTTCCTATGGGACCTGTGGCACCAGTGGTACCTGTTGGTCCTGTTGGTCCTGTGTCTCCTGTCGGTCCCGTATTACCTATGGGTCCCTGTGGACCTGTATCGCCTTGAGGACCTATGGCACCAGTAGTGCCTGTGGTGCCTTGAGGACCTATGGCACCAGTGGCACCCGTAGTTCCTTGAGGACCTATAGCACCAGTAGTTCCTGTGTTGCCTGTTGCACCCTTAGACGCTACGAGTTCCCAATAGGTAGTATTGGGTGGTGCCCACCCCTGTGAAGGTGTAGTGGCTACATAACTAGCCCCACTAATTTCGACTACGTCTAATACACTATAGGATGTGTTGTAAGACCACCCTCCTGTGAAATTTGGGGTGTTGCCTTGAGGACCAGTAGAGCCTTGAGGACCAGTAGAGCCTTGAGGACCTATATTGCCTTGAGGACCTATGGCACCTGTAGTGCCTGTAGTTCCTTGAGGACCTGTATCGCCTTGAGGACCTATGGCACCAGTGGCACCTGTAGTGCCTTGAGGACCTATGGCACCAGTAGTGCCTGTAGTTCCTTGGGGACCAGTGGAGCCTTGAGGACCTGTATCGCCTTGAGGACCTATGGCACCTGTAGTGCCCGTAGTTCCTTGAGGACCTGTATCGCCTTGAGGACCAGTAGAGCCTTGAGGACCTGTATCGCCTTGAGGACCTACAGCCCCAGTAGTTCCTGTAGTTCCTTGAGGACCAGTAGAGCCTTGAGGACCTGTATCGCCTTGAGGACCTACAGCCCCAGTAGTTCCTGTAGTGCCTGTAGTTCCTTGAGGACCAGTTGGTCCCGTATTACCTATTGGTCCTGTGGAGCCAGTAGGACCTGTGTTACCCGTGGGACCTACAGCACCCGTAGTTCCTGTAGTGCCTGTAGTTCCTTGGGGACCAGTGGAGCCTTGAGGACCAGTTGGACCTATGGCACCTGTGGCACCTGTGTTGCCTGTGGGTCCCACCTCCCCTGTTTCCCCCTTAAGGTTAGTGCCGTTAGCACGAATGCTGCCGCCTACTCCTGCTGAAGGGGTAGAAAGGTCCCCACTCTCCCTTACAAACAGCCAAGTTTCATCCCAATAAACATCGGTAGTGAAGCGGGTTAAGAACTCCCAGTAGTTGTGGTGTGCCCCCGCACCTCCTCCTGCCGCAAGCCATGCCGCTTCAAAGGCGGCATCTGGGTCTACCCTTAAGTACAGCTTTTGACCCGTCATGTTATATGCGAAATCACCCGAATTTCCATTTTCTAGGGTAGAGGTGGGTAGGTTATTCCAAGGCTCCCCCTGTACACTAAGGTGTTGTGTGCCATTAGGACCAGTGTTACCCGTCACACCTATAGGTCCAGTTAATCCTGTGGGACCTATAGGACCCGTGAGTCCTACTAGGTTAGCAGGGGTCCCCTCAGTGCCATCTGGATTTTTAAAGGTGAGGGATGTGCCGCTCCAACTGTGTTCAGGGGCAACCCCAGTGGCACCTGTAGGACCTATTGGTCCTGTGGCACCTGTGTTGCCTATTACTCCCTTTAAGTCAGTAGGGGTGCCGTTAGTACCGTCTGGTTTAGTGAAGGTGAGGGTAGTACCACTCCATGAATGTGAGGGCACCAGACTCTGTAAATACTCAACCTCAGTGCCAACATTCCCATTCTCTTTCCAGACCTCATAACTCGATGCCCCGTCAGGACCCACAATCTGTGGGTCTTGGTTGTCAAGGTTTTCTGTCTGCACATCACCATTAACATCGAGGAGGTCAGCAATGTGCCTACTTTTTGTCTTGCTCATTAATCTCTCCTAATACCATGTAATGCCACAGGCACCTATACCACCCATAGCAAGGGTAGAGGTGTATGTACCAAATGGACGCTCTCGTAAGAGCAAAGACACTCCTTGTGTAGGGAAGGACGTACCTCCCACTCCTTTATTCTCTCCATCAAACTTACTCTTTGTTTGGTGTAGGTCCTCCCCAATAGCTAATGGAAGAGACTCTGTACCTGCCACATCACCACTATTGTATACGCCCTGACTGTACATCTGTACGTTGCGTCCCCCTGATGCACTAGCCTCGGTAATTTCAACCCAATCGGAAGACCCAACTAATTTCTTGTAGAGTCGAGTTGTCTCTCCATGCCTAGCATTACCCGTAAGTGCGTCACTCCACACCTTATAGGTGTCAGAGCGGGCACTACTAGCCCCGCTCACAGGGTCGGTACTGTTCGTATCATATGAAATGTTGGGCTGTACCACCTTGAAGTGCGGAGACATTCCCCCCTGACTCACATGCCAGTAGCCTCCGCCACTACCAAGTGCCACCTTATAGGTGTGATTTGGGTCAACAGGAAGGTGCGAAACGGTGATACCACCATCCCCACCCAGTGTGTCGAATCCCGCATGTCCACCACCACCACGCAACGATACCGTCATTCGGGTAGCGTTGGCAGGGGGTGTAAATTCGTGTTCCCACAATGACTTACTGTACTCCACATGGTTCTGCTCCGAATAAGCGTCACCATATTGGGTAGTGTCGGTGGGGTCAAAGAAGTAGTCTAATGAGTTGGTATATGTAATATCCCCATCTACATAGTTCATGACAGCCCTATGTTTTGCACCATCCGCAAGGAATGAACTAAACCTACAATTCAGAGCGTTAGCGTAGGTGAAGTTGGTCTGTTTTCTTAGTTCCCATCGGTTGACTTCTGTGCCCCAGTTAGTAGCCATATCCCATAGGGTGGGTATTGCACCAGTAGTGGGATGAGGGTTGCTGTTTAGCCACCCCTGAGTATTGTATGAGCCTGTACTCCAAAGAGGATAACGAGTCATGAAGTTGTCTAGCCACTTCTTGTAACTGTCTCTTTCATCGACCCATTCCGTTCCTAACACTGCCCCACCAACACCTGCCGAAGATGTTATCTTTTGGGCAACAATAATCAGGGTGCTGTTTGCAGACGCAGGGTTAGATAGCGTAATAGAGGTGGCTGTTTCCGTATATGCGTGAGCAAAAGAGGAAGATGGTGGCTCCAAGTGTATACCATTCAGATATACATCTACATAACCCACATCATGAACTACAGGGAAAGTAACATCACTCACCCCATCATAGCCAGTGCCAAACTCAGTGTCTGCGGTTCCAACCTTAATAAAGTACCGTTTTGTATCAATGAAATTGCTTATCCATTGGGTACCATTCCACACCTTTTGAACATCAGTGTTGAGGTCGAACCATAAGTCTCCTTTTAATGGGGAGGTTGGGGCAGTCAGTGAGGCTCCCCCTTCTCGTCTTGCTGTTTCAACGATAGTTGCCATGTTATTGAACACATCGTTGACTGCATCAATAGAGTCACCTACACTCGCAATGGTCGGATATTTCTCTTCAACATATCCAACTGTCATAGCGGCATCAGACTCACCACTACTGGCTAGACCAGTTAGGGCTTTATTTTTTGCATCCCATGTTGTAGTTACTGTATCGACACCCATTGCATCATCAGCTACATCTCTGGCTTCTGCCGCCAGAAAGAATGCTTGTTTTGCAGAGGTGTCTAAGTCTGCTTCCGTAAGCATGGCACCCGCTTGGAAATCAACTGCCCTTACTGTGTCCTCTGTCCTTCTAGTAATATAAAGGGGGGTGGATGTGTCTAGAGCTACCTCTGCCCCCAGTACAACAGTAGACCCATTTAGGATTGTGAAGGACGTACTGGACTCCCCATAAGGTGTGACCACCCCATTGTGGCTAACCGTTATATCCTCTGGTTTTATGAAATCAAAGGGGAAGTCATAGTTACGGATAGTTGTGTCCGAAACTACTACTTCGTGTATTGTGTGGCTCATTTAGTTCCCTCCTATTAGGGCAGATAAGTCGTCTATAGGTCTAGGGTTAAGTTGTGGGTTCTCAAGTAGTACCCTTTGCTTTGCCGCAGATTTATATCGTTGCATTATTATTTTTACCATTTGTACCTGAACAGGTTCTTGCGTACCTGCGGCTTCTTTAAAGTAGACTCGTTGGGGGTCATAGTCGTATAGTTGACTCCCCATTAACTCCCCTAGTGCTTCAAGCATAGTCTTGCCCTCAAGCTCTGTATTGCCCATATAGTTACACCAATCGGCATACTGTTTAGAGGTTAGCTGAACACCATCAAATGAGCGTGTAGGACCACGGAATCCATGTCGTAGATTCCCCATTTCTTGTAGTATCCAATCGCTCTCTTTTGGCGTAATTGGTAGTCCCCAAGAGTTGGCTAATGGTAGGGCATCTCGTTCCCCTGTAATCCAGTTGTATCGGTCCTCTAACTCACCCATATGGTACGGGGATTTCCGCATCAGTTTCTCGATGAATCCATCTGCCTCTTTAATATAAGTGGTGTCCTCAAATGCACCTTTCGTTTGGCTCAGTATAGAGGGTACCCAAGACGCTACATGGTCCTCTAGCACGTTGTGTACTGCCTCATCCTTACCTATGATTTGATTGGAGAAGAGGGTGGTTAGATTCACCATTCCACGCAAACTAGACTTATCACCAATAGTTGCAGTGACCGCTAGAACTAACGCTCCTACCACATCACCTGCATCAGTACCTTCAGTTAGTGCTTGGTTATTAGCCGCTTCACTAGCATTAGCTATAACGCCTAACAACATACCCACTGGGTCTGCCTTATTGTAGGAAACCCACTTATCACCCACCATAATTGAGTTGGGTTGGTGTGTTTGCCTCCATATCTTGTTGGCTGTTGGTTCATCAGGTCCTCGTCCTGTTAGCTTGCCCTCTTGGGCAAACACCAGACCACCTAATGTAACCGCAGTCCCTACCATTTGCCTACCCCTAGCCTGTGCCCGTCTAACTGGGTCAGCATGCTTAAGGTCTTCCTGAACCCGTTTACTAAAGTATCCAATAAGGGGAGTGCGTTGGTATGCTTTGTTTATTAAATCGGATGGTGTCCGAATAAAGGGCATAAACAAGCCTAATGCAGGGTTGTGGTGTACCGCTTTCTGCATACCGCTAACAATAGTGTTATCCCATGCGGGTTTAGTGTGGGTAATGTCTTGTGCTAGAAGTAATGCCTCTGCATCAGTCTCTAAGTTGCCATCTTTACCTATTTTTGGAGTAAACCCATCTTTCTGAAAGTGGTTCTTCATCTGGTTTTCAACACGGGCAAGTGCATCTATCCTTGATATAGAACCACCGTTGACATCAGTCATGGCTTGCCTATGATACTTAGCTTTTAGACTAGCCCAGTACGAGGTTTGTTTAAGTAACTCATCTTGTGCCCCTAGAAAGCGGAACGACATTCTGAATCCTTTACCAAGACTGTCCATCATTGTGCCAAGTGGTCCCTTTAGTTTCCAATTGTCCCTTGTTAGTTGGTGGGGACTAGACCCCATCATCTCTGCATGACTCATTCCATCTATACCCTTACTGGGTAACTCAATCATCGCACCCTTATATGGGTCTAATGCTTGTCTCTCATGCTTAAGGGCATACCATGCGGCTGTTGTGGCATGACTGAATCCTTCACGCAAATTTAGGATGTGATGCCATGCTTCATCGTAAGCCTGTTTAGCCGCAGGGTCCCAACTGAGTCCTCCATCCTTGAACTGTACGTTCCTGAAGTGGAGAGGGGAGGCACCAAGCATACGCTCAACGGGTATGAGGAATGTTTCCCCTACACCACTAGCCATATTGACCACATTGGTTGTCCAAGATAGCAATAACATGCCTCTCCACGCTTCAAGCATGGATGCCATGAACTTCTCGACTCCTTTGTACTCAAAGAATGCTTTGGCAATCTTAGCTTGTGCTTGGATGTCACCCTGTGCCCTACTGTAATTCTCGATAAGACTGTCTACCTTCTTTGCCGCCTTATCAGGGTTGGTATTGACCGCATCCAAAATGGTTTTTATCTCTTTGCTTGACATCATGTCAACGCTAGACTGAGCTAATCGTTGCTGTTGCAACACCCGTCCTGAAGCAGTCTGGAATCCATATGCCGCCTGAGTATAACGTGCCATATCGGCAACTTGAGAAAGGAATTTAGCGGTCAACTTCTCAGTGAGTGCAGGGTTAGTGCCTTGTTTGGCTGTCTGTAGTGCATTCATTGTGGATATGGTTTGGAGGTTATGGTCTTTTAGCCTAATCTCCATTGACATCAACATCAGCCCTCCCTCATAAAGGTCGGATGTATGCTGTTGCATAATGTTAGCCATTTCATCGGTAGATACCCCCCTTAATGCCGCCATTTTGGCAGTTAGGTTGGCAATTACCACCTCATTACTCATTATATCAAGACCGTCTTTACGCAACCCGTCAAGCACTGGCTTAAGTACGTTGAACTGAAGGTGTTCCATGATTGCCTTTTCGACTTCAGGAGCATCCCAGTATCGGGCACTCAACCCCTTACTTGCCCTCAATATAATGGCTTGAAACTCCTCTAGTAAAGCAGACCCCTCCAACTTCTTATCGTTTTTTGCCTTCATGACTCCCTTCTGAACAGACGCTATAGCACTAGGGGGTAGGTCTTCTATCCACTTATTCTTGGCTGTGGGTGGCTCACCCTTCGGTCCTGCGGGGGTGCCTGAACCTGTTGCTTGCTTACGCCTCTCGGCAAGCCCCCGTCTGATTTCCTCCATAACTTTTGGAGTGTCCCCGTTGTATTGCTTGCTAAGTGCCTTGAACTGCTTTAGCTGTGCAGGGGTTAGGGACAGTGTACATTTATTTCCCATCTACTTTTCCCCCATCATACAAGTTTCAAAATCGTTCCACGCCTTCTCATCAACATCTACTTCTTTCATAACTTTTGCGTCCACTGTCTTTGTTGCATTAGCCGCATCTACCAACACCTCACCAACATTATCAGGCAAGCTCTTGTCTATACGTCCGTCTATACCCTTAAGATACTGGAACGCTTCGTCCATCTCACCCTTTGCTATTAGCCCGTTTACATTGTTATCTAACCTCTCAGCTATACTGGCATAGATTTTGTCGTGTGCCGCCTCTATTTCTGGTTGCTTTAGAGTGAGGTGGGGCTTACCCTTACCCTCAATCTTACTTACGTTCTTGATATAATCCGCCTTCTTCAGCAAATTATAACTTACGGGGTCCACCACCCTCGCTATGTTCAGCAACTCTTCCCGTGATTGAGAACTGTTTCCCATAGAACGAAGGAACTCATTTAGTGGTTGCCTCATTTGAGATGCAGACATAACTGCCTGTATTCTGCCACCTGCTGTAGTATCAGCGTGTGTCCCCACCCATGTGTCAAGGTCGGTAGCGTGTTGTTTCTCAAGGAGGGCATTGTCTGCCGCTCCCCTTAACTCTTCGCTTATCAAACCATCCGCATCTACAGGGGTCCCTCTAAGCACCTTCATCAACGCCTTGATGCCCATCCCTGCCACGCCTAGCGTAGCGGAAAGCCCCATGTCCTCAAGTACATTATTGAGTCTACGCTCCGCCTCAGTGTCATCTACCTTGTTGGCTAGTACCTCAGCACCCCAGTTTGCTAGGGCAGGTGTCTTTTGCATTATTTCGGCTAACGTATCCTGATATGGGTCCTGTACAATTAGGGATGCTGTGGCGGAATCGAACGCACCCAACCCCCATTTCTTGATATTAGATGCCCCTTTGGTGTCAAGGGCTTTGACTACCTTCCCACCCTTAAGTGCGGCTACATTTTTAAGGGTGTGCCCCTTCGCATTTAAGCCCCCCTTTGCCGCTTTCTTAAGGGATGGTTTCATTAATTGTGCCGCCTTCCTAAACTTGGACGCACCCAACATCCCAAAACCAAATTGGGCTATATCCTCTACAAACTTTCCTGTTGCTGTTACTGGTCTTGGCACGAAACTTGACAACAATTCCTGTCGGTAGAACGAGTCATCTATTAAGTCTCCCCCTAACGATTCAACAGCAAAGTCAGGGATACTAGCCGCAAACTGTATGGTTTCGTCTATGGCATCTGTGGCTCCATGTAGAAGCCCCTTGCCTACGTCACCTATGGTTCCCGCTACACCCTTCTCATCTGCCAATAATTGCTCATAAGCAAGATGTTCAGGCTGAGTGGAGCGGAAGAAGTTGGTAAGCTCTTCATCAGATAGAGGTACATCATCATTACTCATCTATTTTTTCCTTTTGGTCTTGTATGTGCTGTCTGGTAGAGACATACTTACCTAATGCGGCTAACATGTTAGCCCTGTTGTTACTAGAAAGAATCCATTTAGCATCCTTATCAGATATGTTGTGTAGTTGCCCCAAGTCAAGGTCAGCCGCATAGGCGTATTCAGCCCCCAATACCCCATTTTTTATAAGGTCTTGGAATGTGGATACCTTCACTTGCATAACCCCTGTAGCACCGCTAGGGTTAGCTAAGTCTTTGGCTACTCCGAATGAGGACTCTACCCCATATATGTTACGCATATCGACTGTGGCTTGCTCCCAATCAAATCCTTTGACTGCGTTTGCCTCCCTAGCAAATACCTTACGTCCTGTCCCTGCCATAAGATGCTCCAACCCCTCTACATTCTTTTTCTGGGTACTATTCAATTTAGCATTCTTAGCTGTTTCAAGCCGCTCACGGTATGTAGCTAATTGGGCATCTGTCCCACCATTATATATAGTGGCTACATCATATGTAGGTTCAGCTATAGGCGTAGGCTCAGAAGCCTCAGTGCTGTTGGTGAATTTAGGTTTAGCGTCCCTTATGACTTCTGGTGCCTCTTCTGGTGCCTCTTGTACTACTTTTGGTGCCTCTGTTGTTACCCGCCTCAATGATTCTTCTGCCTCAATCACTAACGGTTCTCGTTTAGGTAACCCGTTGGCTCCACTCGCTATAAGCCTCTCATTAACATATGATTCTACTTGTGCCATTTTGGCTACCAATGTTGGCATGTTTGCATCAGTCATCGGTATGTCAAACATATCGGATATGGTGCGTAGCTTTCCACCCTTCTTTTTGAGCAGTCCATACAGCTTCCTCCGTAAGTCAGTGGGCATTTCAGCCCCGCCTTTAGCTTCCTTTGTTCTTGACCAAGTGCTTATCATGTCCCTAGCCTGTACTACATGTTGATTGTCTGCAAACACCATAGACACATCCGCACCCTCCTCACTCATCTTTCTATCTAGGGTATCTTTCTGTTCCTTACTTAGCTTAATAGCCTCCTGTTTGGCGTTAGCCTCATCAACGATTGCATCAAACTCGTTTTGCACATCCTCTACATATTTAACTGATGCTACCTTTACTTGGTTTCTGCGTTCCGCATTATCAATATCGGGGTTAGATAAGATGGAGGAAATCGTGTCTTGCAGTATGTCTTCGTGCTTATCTGTTATGTTCCATCGTACCTGTTGTGGTATCTTGTGGTGTGGTGGAGGGAGGAGTCGTCCCGATAATGTAGAGGAGGCATCCTCCCGAAATACCGTTCTCGCATCGTCATGGGTTTTGAACTCTGGTACACTGATTACTGTATCTCTACGCAACTGCTTTCTGCCATCATATGTGTGGAGTTGTGCGGCTGTTGCCCGCCTCTCAACCAAGTAGTCTTGCCCCTCTGCATTATTAAGCCCGTTTGCCTCTATATACCTGATGGCAAGATTGTACTCATCAGTAGTCATGGAGGTCCCGTTCAACTCATTAGTTACCGTTTGATAAAAGTAATCGGTACTCTTGTCTCCATCACCCTCAAACTGCTTAACGTGTTCGTTATAGAATGCCCGCCCTTCATCTGTTTGTATCCAATTAGGATTTTTTGCCTGATTCTCTCGGTATGTCCTAAAGGTCTTGGCTTTTTGTTGCTCATACAGAATGCCCATTTGGGTTAGTCTCTGGTGAGCTATGGAGGCACCATTTGCTCTTGCCCCGTTGCTCCATATGGCAAATGCTCCCACATCTTCAGAAAAGGTGACCATCTTTCCGTTCTCCCCCTTCCGTCCAGTGGTAATACCACCCATAACCTTGATGAACCGTTCAGGGTCCCCGTCCTCCGCAACAAACGCCTGACTATAAAGGTGCCCCATTTCTTGCTTAATAATGGCTAATGCATCTTGCGGGTTGCGACCAGTATCGGTATAGAACTTTTTGATTGCCGCATTCATGCCCACCGCACTACTCTCGGTAGCAACCTGAGCGAATGAACGAATTACAGACCCAAAGGCATCGTCTGCCTTCTGTAGCACTTGTCGTTCTCGTACATCTGCCTCTTCAGCTATAGCGGCATTGTGTACATTTTGTACACCCTTCGCAAATGTGAGGTAACTGGGTTGGCTGTATTCCGTGATTCCACGACTCGTCTGGAACTCATGCATGTGTTCCCTAGAGAACTTACTGAAGTCGAAAGAGGTTCCTTCTTCTTGGCGGGCTTCCTTTAACTTAGCTCCAAACGATAGCTGATATTCTTCAGCGTCCTGTACTGCCATCATGCGTTCAAGCCCCGCATTGAAGAACGGTGACGCACTAGCAAATATAGAATTATTCTTTACATCCTTACGGTACTGCTTCTCTAGCTCTGGTGTCCTTAATTGCCATGCCTTAAAGGCATCCTCTCTGCCCTGTTCAGCCATAGTGTCTATGGCTTGTGGGACAGCGTCAGCAATGAAATCCTTTAGGGAGCCAATGGTCTTCGCTTGCTCCCTTAACTGCTTTCCAGTTGTGAGGTCAGCCTCTACGGTTGGCTTAATGTAGGCATCCATTGCCTTTTCGACCGCTTGAGGGTCCTCATAGAGTCTGTCTAAAGAATCTAGACTAATACGACTCAGTTTTAGGGTGCTTATTGTCATGGAGTTGCTCCCTTAATCAGTCCCGATTTCTTCATGGACCCATAGGTGGATAGCCCTGTGCTTAAGCCCCCAATAGCACCTGCCGCCATATCCATACCGAATGTGTTGGTTGGAGGTCTATAGTTCTTGGCTCGTCCACTATAATTTCGGTTAGCTTGTTTACGCCACATCTGCTCTGCCCCCGCCTTAATGTTTCTGCCTTTCTCTTGCAGGTTCCATATGTTGCTAGTCCTATTCTTTTGCATCTTCATATAAATGAATCGGTCTGTGGTGTCAAAGACCGAACTAGCCACACTAAAGGTAGCATTCTGAGCTTCGGATTTCCCTCGTAACTCTTCTGCCTCTAACGCATTGGTAAGTTGGTCGTTGCTATATTCTTTTTTATCGACAGCACTCTGTCTGATTTGTTCTTGGGTCTTAGCGTCCCTGTCTTCAGCAGACTGACGCATCGTCTCTTTCTGTTGGGCACGGGAGGCGGCAACCTTTTCATAGTAATCCACAGCATTAGCATCGTTTTTCATTTTGCTTTGTACTGCACTCATAGCAATAGACGCTATAGCCATAGTTATTGAAACTGGTTCACACATATTATTTAATCCTTACAAATTCGTAGAAGGGTTCACCTCTAAATTCGACTTCTCGTAGAAAGGTGAATCCCAAATGTTTGAGCCACATTAATGATGCCTCGTTTTTAGCATGCACATAGTTTAGGAGGAGGGGGTACTTAACTTGTTGCTTGGTAACCCAGTTGGTGGACTGCCTCAGAAAGGAGAAGGTGATTCTTGGTACACTGACCAATTTATTTGACCCCAATAACCAAGGGGAGCCTACTCCTTTTTCTAGACTACTTACTCCACACATGCCTACTACCTCACCCTTGTATATAATGCTCATACAAAAGTCGCTTACTAAAAATGAACGCATCAATGCTTGGTAGGGGGTGTGACCATGACTCGCTTTAACTTCGAGAATGTCACTGTCTCTCATCCTTTTTGCCAACTGTTTACAGTCCTTCTTCCGTGCCTTTCGGCTATAAGCCCTAAATGTGTCCATCTATTTCATTTCCCTTCCGTGTTTAACATAAGTCCCTTCCCACTCTGCTGACTGAAATGTAGAGGGGTAAGGTGTTGCGTTTCTTACGCCCACCCGTATGTGACGGGAATCCCCCCAAACAGGAATCTTAAAGTTGCCACTATCCACATTCACCTGCCCAATTAAGTTTTGAGAGCTACCTATTCGGGTGCCATACTCCCGTGTCGAGCTTGCTCTTTGTGTCTGCCCAGTGGCGGGTGTGATGGATACCTCAAAGGACGCACTTCTGTCAAATTCAACACTCAAACTCTTGATGGTGAGATTGTCAGGGTTGACCGCACTGCCTCCTATACGGGGCAAGAACTCACTGAATCCATACTCAAATGTATAGGGGGTGCCAATGTGTAGCTTGTCATCTGGGTTAGCATCCAGATAGGCTGTGATGTACTCTTTTAGCACGGTGGTGGTAGAGAGTGCAGGGACTATACTGTTCCCTTTCTCGTTTATGACTACCACCTCCTCCCCATCATAATAGGGAATGTTTTCTATTTCGGTAGTCCACCCATTTTCTAGGCGAATCCGTCTATCTAGGAGGGGACCATGCCCATAATCTTGGATGTCATCACTAGCATCTGAGCTTAAGTTGATGGACTCCATAAAGTATTTGCCTTGCCGTTTCACCACCACATGGAGCGTAGAGCTTTGGAAGTATATATTCAACACCTCGCCACCCATATCCCACTTGTGCCACGCACTCTGCTTCTTCTCTTTACCTACCCAATAGTAGTTATAAAGGAAGACCTCGTTTGTTGGTTCAGCAGTAATAGTTGCCATCATGTTTTCGGTGGTGGAGCATGTCATCATCCGTAGCGTGTGTGGTATGAAGCTAGGTATGTGACTTGTTATATCGTCTGCATTGTTGCCCTCTCCATCCCCTGCTGTGAAGTATTCACGCACACCACCGTGATTGCCTTTAGCGGTAGCAAAGAAGATAAAATTAGCGGCACCTAAAGGGGGGCAACTAAGGTCTGCCTCAAATCGAGTAGTTACATCTACCTGAATCGTGTCGTGTGCTAAGACTTGTCCACTTGTTAGCTTGAATTGGTTGTTATCAGAGAACAGTAGTAGGTCATCATTAAATGGTACGGCATACTTAAGGGTGTTAACATCGTCTGTGCTAACCGCTATATTGATGGGGGCACTGTCTTTGTTGACGAGGGTGGTGGTAGCCAAGAAGTTCCAGTAGGAACCTACTTCACTCAACGTCACCTGCTCTCCTGACAGGAATCCTAAACGGTTCCTGTAGAAGAAGATGTCGTTAATGGTACCACCTTCCTCCCCTTCACTCGCTACCCACTGAGGGAACGGGTTAAGGTCATCGTCACCTACATATCGAGGGTCCCATTCGTATTCAAGGAAGGCGAACTCATTAGTGCCCGTTCTAATAAGTACATGGGGCATCGTACTCTCATCAAACTTTCTTTGGTGTTCGTGACCGTACACTTCTTCCCAGTGGTCCGTTTTGTACTCCACATAATAGTCATCTTCGTTACGGTCGTTGTTGCCCTGTATCTTTATCTTGAATCCTGTAGGGGCATGAGCGGGTAACTCGCTAAACTCTACGGTCCCAGACTCATTAAAACATTTTAGGTGGGTGCCTCCTCTACTGTCATATGCAGTGAGGTGTATTGATTGCCCACTACCATCCCCGTTGGGTCCCCACCCTTCTTTAGGAGTACATACAATAAGGTTCCCATTATCAACGACAGCCGTAAAGTAGTCGGAAAAGTTGGCGGCACCGTTAAGGGCACTTGCTAGTTGGCTTGCAATATAGTCGGTTTTTATGTATTGCTCATTCGCAACAAGAGAAGTGTCGTTTGTTGTCAGGGACACTGAACCGTCATTACCATGAGTGGTTGGTAGCCACACAATGTTCTCTCCTGTGGCACCCGCAGGAGATGTTGCACTCTTTATCCAACCCTCGATTCTCCATCCTATTTTATAGGTAGAGCTGTAATCCCCCGCACTAATATACGCTATTGCTTGTTCTTCCCCCACTACCTCATCATCATCAAAGTTGGTTGCCTTTACTTGGGCATTACGGTTGATGATGTAGGTGTGGTCTGCAATGGATGCAGTCCTAATTTCGTTGCGTGGGTGGGTTATACCCGAAAGGTACGACATAGGGGTGTGGGGAGTAAGGAGTTCTCCGTACTCATCAGTCTCCCCCTGATATACGGCATTCTGTCTTAGGCTTGCTCGTATTGCCCTTTGGCTATTCTTAAAGCCACTACTTAGTTGGCACCGCTCCCCTGCCTCGTTATACACTTCTAGGAGGTCGGGGGTGATGACTAGGTTATAGACTTCCCCATCATTAAAATCTAGTGTTTTGATATAGGTGGATTCGTCCCACGTTAAGGGACCACCTTCAATATATGGTTGGAATACATCACCAACCCTCAACCCACCCTGACTAGATACTGCTAGTATGTAGGGGATGGTTGCGTAAAGAGTGGGCATCCAATCCCCTGTATTCTTCATAGTCAGGCAGTAGCCTGACGTACATTGGTTGTTGGAGTCGGGGTCAGTATACATCCAAGGGTTAGGGGCACCACCACCCCCAATCCACGTTATTTCATCTATCTTCTCTTGGTCAGTTAGGTCGTGTCCTTCTGATACCACATCACCCACTTTCACTGGGTAGTTATCAAGTACAATCTGTTCTGTCGCAATTATTTCATCTTGTGGTTCGACTGCCGTGCCCACCTCATTGTGGTGGACGGAAGGGGGTCGTTTCTTTAGCCCATCCACTACTGAACTAACCCCATTAACTTGGGTGTCGCATTGTGTAGCTAATCGGAAACGGGCAGGTTGTTGCGATACTCCATTTATTAGGTTAGGTATAGTGGATGAGATATAAGTCATCGGACCCTGCCTCCTGTTCGGTTAATTATTTGGTATGTGTCGAAGCTATCGAATATGGAGAAGTCATTTGTGTCCATATCCATATCTCGTAGCTCAATGAGAGCGGTGTGTTCGTCTTGGAGGTTGAATTGGTGCAGGTTTGGTAAGCCTGTCTTTCTGTCTTGCAATATACGGGATGCCCGTAAGGTGATGTATCGTTTTGCCGCTTCAGGTAAAGATTGGAACTCTAACAAGAGAACCATATTGACCTTTAATGCTGAAGTCGAAATGAATGAGTGTGAAACCTTGTTGTACATTTTGCCATCTTTCATCACCCAGTTGAACTCGGCAGATTGAGTTACCCCATCCACCTTTAACACATTGGCGGGTAGCTTTAAGTTGCCATCTAGGTCAGGGTTTATAGTCCAATCAACTTCAGTATTAAAGTTCCACCCTCTGCTCTGCACTTCTCTTGTTGTTGCATCCAGAATGCCCTCTGCTATCTGTGCTTGGATATAGCCAGTAGTCATGCTGTTAACTGGGGCTTCCCCCACGCATGTCAACATTTCATTGAGTGCTTCCAGTTTGGTTGTTGGTAGCATATCGTTCCTTTTGAATAAAAAAAAGCCCCACCAGAATTAACTGGTGGAGCCTTTAAAGTTACATGAGGTACTAAGTCATGTTTGGTTATTATACATTACTATTTAAGCTAATAGCACATGCAGGTCGCAAGATGTTGTGACCACAAGCATACTTGGCTACCATTAAGGTGCCTTGACGCTCGATTTGATATTCAGACTCAACGCCCAAATCCAACAACTTAACTGTAGCGGCAGCATCTTCAGCGAAGATGAGTCCTCTCAGTTTAGAGAAGTTGCCATTATAGGCAAGGTTACGCCCACTACCACCGTTAGCCGCAGTTAGCGGTACAGGGTTAGGGTTGTTACCCGCAGTAGAGGATGAGTTATCAGAAGGTAGGTGATTCGACATTAGAATCTTAACGCCACCAATTACTGGAACCTGTCCAGAACTGAAGCTACCACTTCCGCCCACATCTTTATTCATGTAGGCTAGGTTGGTAACACTAGCCTCTACATTAAAGAGTGCATAATATTGTTCAGGAGGGAGTACACAGACCTTCTCGCCCGTGATGTCCTTTTTGTCAAATTCTGCTAGTGCCGCATAAATGGCTTTAGCAATCTTGGTGCCGTCCTTAGTGTGAAGGTCTGTGGTACCAATGTTGATGTTATTCGTGAATACTTCACCAGTAACACCACTAGATGCACCTGCGGCTGACGCTTCTGCCGCCGTTGTGATGGATGCTGACTTAGCAATGATACGAGCGATGTTCTTATCCATTGTGTTGGATAATGCAAATCCCGCCTCTTTACTATATACAGACCTAACATCCCAGTGGTTCATTGCTTCATCAACATTGGCAATGAATTGTGTGCTGATGAGTAAATCATCAACGGTAACAGTACGTTCCCCGTGATTAAGAGCGTCTGCCTCAATCATGGTTCCGGGTTCGTGATACTTAGCAGTCGCAGTTCCTACCATTGGGAAACTAGCTGACTTGCCCTTACTAATTGTGCGTGAACGGTGTAACGGCATGAAGATATTGCGTTCCTCAAATGCTGTCAGGATTTCCCCTGCATACAGCTTAAGGAATAACGCCCTATTATCACTTGCCGATTGGTTTAATTGCCCTAATCTACTAGGGTTCTGGTCTGGTAATGCCATGTTTCTTTTCTACCTATGTGTGTGTGTAGCACTCCTGTTCATTAAGTCGGATGATTATCCAATCGTAATCGGGTCAGAACTTCTTAAGGGTTGGGTTGTGCGGTTATCCCGTGCGGGATAAATTAAAATACGTTGCTTTGTCTTAATCGTTTTGCGACTGTAGCCCTGAATGTAGGGTCAGTCTTGTAGAGGGGGTTACTCATGTCTGCCTTAACTTCTGCGGCAGATTGGTATGTGGAGCCAGTGGAGCTTGTGCCATCACCGCTAATGAGGTTGGGTTCAACACCCGCCTCACTTGCATATCGTGCATGTAGTCCTTTGACTGCATACAACGTATTCTCCATAGAGTTGCTATTCACTGAATTGTCGTAAATGGCAACCTCAGATTCAGAGAGGTTGTTTTGTGCCCACTCCATCATCTGGATGTACTGCTGTTCACCTCCTACCTCAGTGAACACTGACTGCTGAATACCACTTACAATCGCTTGCTGACCCTCTAGGTAACTAGCTATGATTTCACGGGGTATCCCCTTGCTCTCTAGCTCTGCATACCTAGCCTCTGGTAACTCACCATTCTCCCAGTATTCGGTACTCATACCAGTAAAGTCGAGTGGTGCTTCTGGGTCTAGGTCTTCTCGCTCGTCAGGAGGGTTCTCCCCCATCTTCTTCTCTAACTGTTCATACGCTTTAGCCAGTTCTTCGGGTGTCTTAAACTTTGAGGGTAACCATTCTGGTTGTGCATCCTCTGCCGCATCTTCCAAATCAGGTACGGTTTCCTCTTGTGTTTCATCAAGAGTAGCAAGGTCGAGTTCTCCATCCTCCGCCCCATCTGCTTTAGCCACCATTTTTTCGATATATGTTGGGTCCTCCGTGGACTCCTCAGAGTGCGTATTAAGTTCATTTAGGTCTGCCATTCATCTTCCTTATTGATTCATTTGGTTCCTGACTTCACCTGCCATCTCCTTGGTCACCCCTGAAGCTGACTTAAGCATCATGTCTTGTTGGAACTGTCCTTGTTGTGCTTGTTGTTGTTGAGCGGCTTCTTGTGCCCTCTGTTCGTCAGTCTTGATTAAGCCCTTGGTGTCTAGTCCAAGTGACGCACCTAGTCTGTCTATGTAGTCGGCTATATTTAATTCACTAGCTAACACCTCTGGACCCAGTGGTTGCAATCCCTGTAGGAACTGGCTTAGTTTGTTGAGGTCGTGCCCCCTTCCTAACGCCTCCATGCCTGTTGTTATCTGTGGCTTGAGTGTATCTTTGGGTAGCTTCGGTAGCTTGCCTGTACGCTCTAAACGGGACAGCAATAGGTTGACTAAGGGTAGCTGAAACTCTTGGCTCAGTATGGAGTACAAGCCTCCTAATCCGCCTTCAAGTTCCTGTGCCATATAACGTATCTCTTCTGCTGTAACACGTTCTCCGTTTCTCTGGATTGCCGTGTTTAACATGAAGGCATACGCCAACCTTTCCTCTATCTTTGAGGTCGCATCAAGGGCAACTCTAAAGTCATTATGTTTTTCAACCCTTAACGTGGATACGTCTGCGGCATTGCCTTGGACGATTGCCCCATTAGGTGATTGGGCTAATGTCTTTGCCTTGGTGGTCCCATTAGGGGATACCATGAATAGCACCTTTGCTGATGCCGCACTGCCTTCAACTATTGCCTGAGTTAACGACTCCAAGGATTGGAGGTCACCTATATATTCCTCAATGAATCCTCGTCCATAATCCTCCCCATCAATACGATTGAATCGCAATGGGATGAATGGGTTCTTGTCGAGGGGGTATGTACCTTGAGACTGTGGAATGACAGTCCCCTTTACTTCTTGGACAACTGTCCATTTGTTGTTTGTTCGTTTCACATAGGTATATAAGTCCAGTGACTTGTGAGTGTCGCTGACCTCGTCCAACATTTCCTGTGCTACCTGCGGTAACATCAGTGGGCTAACTGCTTCCTTAGTTATAATCTCTAGGATGTTGCCACTAGCATCCCGCTTCACAACATACTTGTCTAGGCTGAATACTCTGATACCACCCTTCTTAGGTAGATAAATAAGGCTGTTCCCTGCCACTACCAATTGCTTTAGTGCCTCAAATACAGGCACTCTTATTGCTAGTGTCTCAATCTCTTGCATGGCAGTACGCTCAATTTTAGAGAGTGCTTCCTCCACCTGTCCTCTCCCTGCTTCGTCCTGTCCTAATTCTGCTAGGGTAGCGTCATCGAGGTGCAGTCGAAAGAAGGGAGCGTTTGGTGGAAGAAGTGCCACAAGTAGCTTAGAGGAAAGATGATTTAATCCTCGGCTACCTATTGATTGAAATGGGGAAGGGTAGGTCATGTTACTGGTTGACCCTTCGGGGGGAACAAGAGAAGGAATGGTTACTAATGCACCATCCCTAGCCCTTTGAAGAAATGAAGAACGTGATGCTTCTAATTGTTGATACCTATGAGCAACGGTACTCTGTTGTTGCTCCAAACCTTATCTCCTATTTGGGTATACTTAATCCTGAACCAGTAGTTAGGGGGGTGTTAACTCCCTGAATGCTAGTACCCTTAAATGCCTTCTTGCCTTTCTTCTTAGAGTTAGTCTTTGAAGTACGGGCGGCATTACCTATTCGTAATTCAGGTCCCCTCTGCTCCCCTGCCTGTGCAGGATTCACGACTGCCGCAGGAGCGGCTTGTGGTGGAGGTGGTGGAGGTGGTGGTACTGGTCTTGGTGAGCTTCCGCACATTTAAATGTTCTCCTTCAAATCTTGGTTTAATCTTTTGATGTAGTCAATTACTGACTGCTGACCCTGTAAATACCGCAGGTCACTCTCAGTATCTCTGGGTATGGTGTCAGGGAAGATGGCAACTAGATGTGCCACAACCCCGTCACTAATATATACCCCCTTTTCAGGCATACTCATGTGACCGTTTGGTCTATAGTGTCTATAAATTGGTCACATTTAGGACCACCCATGAACAGTCTTACCCTTACCTTTTTCTCAGTGAACCGCTTCATTTGGTATCGCAAGCAAAACTGGTTCCTTTCGCATCTAGTAGCACATATCACCATCCAAATTCTCCTTGCATTCCACTGGCAGAGTAGTCTGTCACGGTTCCCTCAAAGAAGTTCTTGAATGAATCCCCTGCTACAACCCAATCAACCCAAGGAAGGGGGTTATCCTTGATGCCAAAGTTACCCTTAAGTCCCAACTGGATAAGTCTTCTGTCTGTCAGATACCTAATGTATTCCTTTACCTCAGTAGCCTTTAGACCTTCCATGTCACCCTCTTCAAATACTAGGTCGATTACCTCGTCCTCTAACCTTACCGCTTCTCTTGCGGTGTCGTAGATGTATTCCTTAAACTCATCGTCAACGATGCGGTGGTTCTCCTTAAGGTACTCCTTAAACAACCTGCCCATGCCCTCAACATGCTTAGTCTCATCCCGTATGGACCACTCTACAACCTCGCACATCCCCTTCATCTTTCCAAACCTCTGGAAGTTGAGTAACATCACAAAGGATGAGAACAACCCCACTCCCTCATTGATACAGGCTTGTGCTAATGCGTAACCTACCTCGCTCTGGTCATACGGAGTACCACCCCCTGCCGCTATGAAATCCATCTTGTCAGACATAGGCTTGTACTTAAGGAAAGCACTATACTCAGCCTCCTCTAACCCAAGTGTATCGTTAAGAAGGGCATAGGCACGTTGATGCGTACCCTCCCTATTCGCAAACGATAACAACATATTTCGTATTTCATTATTCTTGAAATATGGTATGAACATATCACAATAGTTAGCCGCAACCTGTACATCCGATTGAGTAAACATACGCAATATCTGTATGATGTGATGCTTTTCGTTAGGGGTAATTTCGTTACCCTTCCATTGGTTGACATCCTCCTGTAGTTTGACTTCCCATGTGCCCCAATGAATTTTCTCATGGTCTTCTGCTAACTCCATAGCCCAAGGGTACTGGAAGGGTTTGTACGCTACTGATGGTCTGGTTAGCCCTCGCATGATAAACACCCCTCTTCTACATGCTCTTCAACGAAATCCTTTAGGGCTACTCTCTCAACCTTACTCCCCACCTGTTCTGCTGTGTGTCCTGACGATGTCCTCAAATAATATAACCCCTTTAGTTTCTTCTTCCATGAGTCAATGTGTACGCTGTTTACATACTGACGTTCCACCCCACTAGGGAAGAATAAGTTAACGGACTGCCCCTGACATATGTAGTGCTGTCTGTCTGCCGCATGTTGCACAACCCAGTGTTGGTCAATTTCAAATGCAGTCTTGAACACTGACTTGGTCCAATCATCCATACAGTCTAGTTGCTGAACGGAGCCTTCATGGTGAATTATGCTCTGCCACTGTTCCTCTACCCACTCAGGTCCATGTCCATATAACTCTGCAACTTCCCACAACTTCTTATCCACATACTTGTTCTTGATTAGGTGTGTCCCTACTCTAGTTCGGTGGGCAAATGCATTACTCTTCCAAGGTTCTATAGAGGGGGAGGTACCCACAATCATGCTTGAGTTTGCGTTAGGGGCAATCGCAAGCAAATGACTATTGCGTAGTCCAGTATCGTGTCCATCAGGATAAGCACCACGCTCCTCTGCTAGGTTGACTGTGGCTTTGGTTGCCCACCCCTTGATTTCCATGAATATCTTGCGATTAAGTCCACTAGCTTGTGCTGACTCAAATGGAATTTGTCGTTGCTGTAAGAGGGCATGGAACCCCATTGCTCCTAACCCAAGTGACCTCTCTGCAATGGCTGACCTGATTGCTTTAGTTAGCGTTGCGGGGGCATAAGCTATGAAGCAGGTCAGTACATTATCTAGCATACGAATCAGGTCACCCACAAACATTTGGTTGCCTGTCCACTCATCATACTTCTCTAGGTTGACTGATGACAAACAGCACACTGCTGTACGCTCACTGGAAGTTGGCAGGTGTATCTCATTACACAAGTTGGAGCCATGTATGCGTAACCCCTTATCCTTTAGTGCTTGGGGTAGCTTACGGTTAGCCTCGTCAATATAGTTGATGTAGGGTTCACCTGTCCTGAACCTCACCTCCACTATCTTTTCCCAAAGTTTTCTTGCCGAAACAACATCTCTAATTTCACCATCATGCGGGTCTACCAAATCCCACAACTCATTTTTGCTAACCTTCTCCATAAATTCGTCAGTCACGTTGACCGCATTATTAAGATTAAAGCATTTTCGATTGGCATCTCCGCCAGTAGGTAGTCGTATGTCAAGGAACTCCATGATGTCTGGGTGGGATACATCTAGGTAAGCGGCATAGCTACCCTTGCGAGTCTTCCCCTGCTTGTAGGCAGTCATAGCGGAGTCAGCCACCTTCATGAAGGGGATGGGGGAGGGAGCCTTATCAGAGACAGCCCTTACGTCTGACCAATGCCCTCCTACGCCACCACCTTTCACTGACAACCACGCCAACTCTTCTTGGTGTTCTATTAGACCCTCTAATGTATCAGGGACATATGACAGAAAGCATGAGATTGGCAACCCTTTAGGGTCCTCCCCCTCCTTGGGTGCGTTAGATAGTATGGGGCTACTAAACATAAACCACCCTCTACTTGCATAGTCGTAGACTCGTTGGGCTAACCCATCGTCACCACCACTGTATGCTGTAGCCGCTCTGGCAAACGCATCCTGTATGTCCTCACCCTCAAGGGTATAGTAATCGGAAAGTAATGCTTGACTTTGCTCCGATAGTTCTGCTGTTCTTTCACGGGTTATTTCAATCATCGGTAGTTACCACTCCCCTCAATAACTCCTCGTTCTGACCGTCCTTTCAGCTTACCAATATTAGCATTGGCAACTTCTGATAAGTCAAGCTGAAAAGTTGTAGCAATCTGAGACACAAACCAGAGTACATCCCCCAGTTCGTGCTTAATATCGTTGATTGGATAGCGGTAATAATTCTGTGTTCCTCCTACTCCTCTGCTGTAGTTACCCTTCCTAAGTTCTTTAGCAATGATTGATGTTAGCTCACCCACCTCACCCGCTATCCCTGCGGCAAGGTATTCTAATGCCACTTCTTTATCATATATGGCAGTGGTGGTAGCCTGTTCTTGGTAGTGCTTGAATGTCTCGCTTATGTGAGTCGTTGGGTATGTGGGGTGGCAGTTCATTGGGTGCTGATTCATTTGATTCCCTTTTTGGTTGCATTCTCTTTAGCGAGTTCTGCGTAATGGATTATTTTGTCTAAATCCGAAAGACATTGGTTCTTGTTATACATTCTGCTTGCATACTTAATGATGTTTGTTTGGTAGGGGTCAAACTTATTAGCTACGCAATAGTCGATGGGTTGTATTGCCATCTTCTTGTAGTGGTCCCCTCCTACCTGTCTATATTTTGGTGAGTTGTGGTGATACATTTTCATCCCCCTTGCTATTTCTTGGGTCTTCTGAATGGAATCCCACTCTTCAGGGGTGACATCTGATAAGCCTACTTTCTTGACCATTCTGGACTCCAAAGTTTTACTTCTTCTGATTGAATGTTGTAGTCACCATGTCTCAAGATTCGTGCTAATCTTACTTGAGTCAGGCACTCTCCCTGTGTGTATCCCGCTTTGGCATATGCCTGTAAGGTTCGCTCCCACATTTCTAGTGCGGTGGCTGTTCCCTCCAGTATTTTCTTAGCCTTGACGGGACCAACCCCCCTTATACCTGCGTAGTTGTCAACACTATCGCCAGTGAGTGCTTGGGTAAACCAGTTACGGTCAGCGTCTATCTGCGTTATCTTGGTGGGTTCATCATCTAGGTTCTTCATGTGCCACGCAGTGGGTACGGTAGCCATATCCTTATCGGCACTATATATAAGTACCTCTTGGTCTGGATTCATGGTTGCCCAGATGCCCATGACATCATCAGCCTCTATACCTGTCCAAACCTTAACGGGATACTTGGAGGCTAAGTGAGCTACTACCTCCCGTATGCACAAGGGCTTACGTTTGTTAGCCCTGTTAGCCTTGTAGTCCTTGTAGACCTCCTTTCTAAAGTTGGTCGTGCTACTTATGGCAATGTGGACATACCCAATGTCGAAGTATTCCTTTGCCTTTGCTATGATTCGTTCAACCCCTGTGTGTGCTTTATGCTTTGCCGCCCACTCATCCGTGTGTAATGTCCAGAGGTCATCAGACCATTTGATTTCCTTTTCACTAGCCGCACATGCTTGGTACACTACGATGTCACCATCAATAATTAAATCAGCTTTCATCGTTATCTCCCGTCAGTGCTTCCCACGCTTCAGGGTAGAAGACCTTGAGTTCATCTGAAATCATTTGAGCAATCTCTCCTGTCTCAGCCTGTGCGTGTTTGTCCAGACGCAGGTTGCATACCCTAGCGAATGCTAAGACTGAACCTGTCCAGTACCATTCGGTGTTGACTGCTGTAGGTAGTACCGCTCTTGCCTGTTCCTTGCTTACCCCAAGGCTTAGTAAAGTCTTGTAGGCTATGGATGATGCACTTATTGCAGAGTCATATACTGACCGTGCCATCAATCCCTTCATACCCGAAAGAACTCCATTGCCTGAACCCTGCTTAATGTCCTTATCGTCTGCCCTCAACTCCTTTGGCTCCCAGTAAGATTGTTCAGCCTTAACATATCGGTACGAGATTTCATTCCACACCAACCCCACCTGATGCTTGGCTAACTGTCGTGCCACAAAGATGGGTGCGGTGATTCTGAACTGTGCCTGTACATGCCCGAAGGGACTCCAATGCCCATGCTTGGCAAGGTAATTAATTAATCTGTTGTTCTGGTCAATAGTATAATTACCAGACGTTTCTGCGTAGCTCACTCTTGCCGCATTAGCAATCGTGTCATCGTTACCCATCGTGTTTAATAGTTCTACTTTCATATCGGTGTAGTTATCCTTGTGTAATTATTACTTGAGTGTAAGGAACTGCCCAAATTAATGAGTGTCTGCCCAGTTTTTTCCTATATTATATTCACCAGTTAAGGGTAGCTTGATACCGTAATAGGTTCCCGTCATCTCAATAGCTTTAATAGCCACCTTCCCCACCTGCTCTGCCTTACCTTGTCCACCCTGTACCACCAGTTGTACCTCATCATGTACAAACGCAACCTGCTTGACTCCCTCAATGCCTTCCTCTTTTAGTTGTTCGTGTAAGATTACCAACCACCTCTTGCATATGATTGCCCCTGCTGACTGAAGAAGGAAGTTGAGTGCGGCATGTTCAGACCTTATTGGAATGCGTCTGCCGTCTAATCCCCACAACCATCCGTTCTCCTTTACCTTGCTAACCACTTCCTCTCTTAATTGTTTAATGGCGGGGGTCTTCTTAAGGAACCTAGAACGTAACCTACTTCCCTCCTTCTTACCTCCTCCTACAATCTCACCCAACTTCTCTGGACCTGCCCCATAAAGGAATCCATAAATGAATGTCTTGGCTTGTGACCTTGACTCTAGCCCTGCCGCCAGTTGATTGACCGTGTGAATGTCACCTTCCAATAGTTCGTGAGCATATTTGCCCTCATCAAACTTGTGCATATAATGAGCCAGACAGCGTAACTCAAGACCAGACACATCAACCCCAACCAAAAGAGAGTTAGGGGGAGCATGAAACAAAGACCTACACTCTTTACCGTAGGGAGCGGATACGCTTGGTACCTGTGCAACATTAGGATTGCTATGTGTACATCTGGATGTGACAGCACCCATAGTATTAACCCTTCCATGAATCTTGCCTCCCCTTTCTAGTTTCATCCATGCTTGACTCCCCTCTGCTAATTGCCCAATGCGTTTCTGAATCATAAGGTACTTACTCAATAGCTTTGCGTGTGGATAATCCAAGCTACCCAGAACTGTCTCATCAACCTTGGGTGCCCCGTTGTCTGTGAAGACTGTTGGCTCCCATCCATATAGGTCAGTCAACCTTTTTGCTATATGCTCCCTGCTGTTAGCATTGAATGTTGTGTGAACTACCCTAGTGTAAGCCTGTCCCTCGATGAAACTGCCCCTCCCCTTGTCCTTGAACGAGAGTGTTCTCTTAGGCGTGACCTCCCCTTTATCCGTCCACCACTCCCCAAACTCAACCCTTAACTCATCCTCTAGCTGTGCCCTCTCTGCACATAGCTCACCATATAGTGCTACCGCACCTATGGTATCGAATGAGAACCCCTCACGCTCCTGTTGGGTACACACTCTGGCTATACTATGCTCCAACTCAATAGCATCCTTGCTATACTTAATCCTTTTCATGTTGGTGAATAAGGCAGTGGTTACCCTTACGTCCTGTTCACAGTATTGGCTCATTTCTGGTGTCCACTCTGCCCAATCCGTTGACTCAGCATAGTCACCCTTCAGTACCCCCATCCGTAATCCCCACGCCTTTAAGGAATGAGAACCAATCAGATTTGGATGACGGGTCACCCAACCAACCTTTTTCTTGTAACTTTTGAAGTCCCTCTCTTTCAGGTTGGCAAACACTAAGCGGCTCAACACTAAGGTGTCAATAATCCTCTGGTCTGTTAGCTTAAACACCTCAAACAAGCCCGCATCTACTTTTTGTAAGACAGGAAGGTCAAACCCAATGATGTTGTGACCAATGAGTGTGTCTGCTCTGTTAAGTAGAAGGATTGCTGTGTCTATTAGGTTCGTCCTATTGTCATAGACCTTATACCACCCATTGTCTAAGTCATGTATTCCTATACAATGAATCTTAAGGTCTTCCTTATCCAGAAGACCATTGGTTTCAATGTCAAATATCAACCGCATTAGTATTCGGCTTCTATATCGTCAGCTAGTCCCCTCAACTCCTCAACGATTGCCCGCACTGCCTTAACATCCCTGATGTTATCTTTAGGGTATGACTCTAGTACCTTATTATGGATATTAATCCAAGCTACAAAATCATCTCCAACCCAAAATCCACCTTCGTTAACCTCTAAGTTGCCCATTCTGTTTCTCCCATATCAACATTGCTAAACGGTTCTGCTGTCACCTCTTCGTCATCTAAAGGTATGCTCATTTCAGTAAGCCTTCCAGTGTTACCATCGTACCCAAGTACACCACATATACCTGTCTCTCCCGTCCATCTGTTCTTCAGGATACGAAGGGTGGTCATGTTGCTCTCCATGTCGGACTGTTGGTCACGCTCACATCCTATAACTATGTCGGATAGCTGACCAATAGCACCTGACCCTCTTAGCTGTGCAAGTGAGGTCTGTGCCCCATCCTCATGCCCCTTGTCACCTGACGGTCTTCGTAGGTGGCTGACCAGTATCAACCCAATATTTAATTCTTCGGCTAGTTGGCGGAGGTTAGTCATAAGGTTGTCAATGATTCTTCGCTCATCCCCACCTTCCATACCACTCACACAAATGGATATGTGGTCCAAGACTACATAGCCACAACTGCCCGTCTTAACTAAATACCGTATCTTAGAGAGCAGGTTATCCGTTTCCGTACTGCCCCAGTGGTCGTAGAGATACACCCTGCCTGTCCCTAGTGTGTGGTCGAAGGCTAACTTTAGCTCTTCGTCCGTTACATGTTGGGTGCCTAAGTGGAGGGGCTTGTTAATGGCAAGACTCATGAGTCCTAGTGCCGTCCTCTTCACTGATTCCTCTAGTGCTATGTACCCTATGCTCTCTCCCTGTGTCAGCAGGTGGTGACTGAACTCTCGTACTACCTGACTCTTGCCGATGCCACTCCCTGCGGTTACAGTAACAATCTCCCCTCGCCTAATCCCTCTGGTCATCTTGTTGAGTCCGTCAAAGGGATACTCCTTGCTCTCCGTTTTGTCTTCCGTGGACACTAGGTCCCATAAATCGAGTCCATTCAATATCCCATCAGGCGTGTAAGGTTTTGCCTCCCACAAAGCTGACGTTAACTCCTTAATTTTTTTAGCCTGTAGCATTTCACTAGGGTCTTTCATAGGAAGGTGTGCCACCCGTGCCTTGTTGGGCGGGAAGAGTTCTGCACATTCTTGTGCCGCTTTCTGCCCTGCGTCATCCATGTCAAATGCGAGGACCACCCTCTCGAACTCACATAGCCATTCCAATGACTTAGTGAGTGCCCTTTTAGCCCCGTTAGCACCATTAGGTACCCCAACAACAGCGAACCGATTACCAAATATTTGACTGCAAGTGAGGGTGTCGATTTCCCCCTCACATACAACCACCATCTTGCCGCCTTGGTTGAACATCCACTGTCCATATAACTCCACTCCTTTTGTATCACCAATAAACAGAAAGTCTTTGTTGGGGAACCTTATCTTCTGGGCTATCTTAACCCCATCCTTTATGTAGTTAGCTATGTGACATGGCTTGCCTTTGTAGGTGCCTGTCTCGTACTTGAATTTCTGGGCAGTCTCCTTACTGATTCCCCGCTTAATTAATGCATTACTGGTGCCATTCTCGATTAAGTTTAGTTGCACTTGTTGTTTCCTTTTAGTGTAAACGCTATTAGTGGAGCGATGACCACAACTGAAGCAGAACCCATGCCCATCATCATACAAACAGTATGCATCTGATGAGGGGCAACTGGGGCATGCCACTTTCATTACTAAATTAGACTCAGGATATTCTTCCACCATATCTCCGCATCGAATGCCCCCAAATTCCCGTGCGGGATAAATGAGGGGTGATTTATGACCTCTATCTGGGGGTATCTACATACCAACCCAATGACTAGGTCCTTAAGGGCATCAAGTTGCAGGTCGGAGTGAGATGACCCACAAAGACCTACACCAATAGAGCAATGATTCAACCCCCTTGTATGCCCCCCTGCCTGTCCAACATCCCTGCCCTTTTGTATCTGTCCATCTTCCGTAATAACATAGTGGTAACCTACTTTCAGCCACCCTTGCCTCCTGTGTTTTTTGTCTATCTCAATCATGGTGCAAGGGCAGATGTCCGTTTCCTCCTTCACCACAATAAAATCAGTCTCTCTTCTCATTAGCCCATTCCGTTGGCAAATAGTTTTCAGCAAACATAAACTTGTTCTTTATGCACCACTCAGCATTAGTTACCTTACTGGCTTGCCCCTTGGCATACGCATTCATAAAGACAAATCGTATGTCGAGGTGGGGGTGTTGCTTTTTGATGAGCCTATGTTTCTTTCGGTCAGCACTATAAAAGTAACCTTTTGTTTCGATGATAATCCCATTAGGTAATACAAAGTCAGGCTTGTAGTACCTCTCTTGGGTGTAGTTGATGCGTTCTTCCTCATAGGTGAAGGGGATGCCACGCTCCTCTAAGTCACGGGCAAACCCTGCCTCAAACCTACTCTTAAAAGTCGTTGGGGTCCCCTTGCTCTTGAGATGTACCTTCGTCCTTGAAGAGGTCTTCCTCCACTTCTGCTTCTGCTTCCATGCTACCGTCATAGTTCCCCTGCTCTTCTCCAAATGGATTTTTGTTAGTGTCTAGGGTTGCCGCAATATCAATCACCTGCACACCTGTCGGTTGCATTGTGATACCGCAGGTGCCATTCCCCTGTGGTCCCCAAGGTCTTGGTGACCATGCCACTTTAATGAGGGAGCCATTAGGAATCACTTTAAGTAATTCATCACGCTCTGCCTTGCGGTTGTAGATTGGAATTATAGGGTGCCATACTCCACCGTCCTTAGTGGGTACGCTATAATTCTGCTTGAATGTTACCGCCACCATTCCCTCAAATTTATCGGAAAAGCTATACATCTGGTGACCAACCAATCTCTTTTTGGTGCCTTTACTGCAATCGGCTAGGTGTTCCTCAATAGTCTCATCGAAGTAAGCCATGAGGTCAGTGGCATCCTCCTCCTTAATTAGGATTCTGCCCTTATATATTTCGGGTCCACCCTTGTAGGATTCGGGGGTAATGAAGTTACAATAATAGGCTTGCCCTGTTATTACTCTGTAGTTTTCTGGTGTACTTGGCATGTTTATGTGTTCCTTTGGTTGTTTAATATTGCCTCTACATCTAGCCCTTGCTCCACGCAACGGGCATGTAGGTCTACTGGTATTGGTTCTTCCCTCGCTATTAGAATTAAAAGTATCGTCAATAATTTGTGTGGTGATTTATATACTGTAGTGTCCATTAATTGCATTGTCCTTGTATTGTACATGAGTGTAACATATTAAGCAAAGAAGTATTCGCTGTTCATTACTTGTTTGATGTCTAGGTTACCTTTGCGTGGTGGTGGTGGTATGGTGTCGCACACCTCAGAGGCTATGTGGGCAAACTCAGCCAACCTGTCCACACTATATATCTCGACAAATGATTGTCGGATTAGCTGTCCCATTAGTGCTGTGTCAGATGCGTGTACCCCATAACTGTCGTGTATCATTGCAAACGAATCAAGACCATGCTCTAACGCTTTACATATGGTTAGTGTCATAGCTGATGCGTCAAGACTATGCACAAAGTTGGGCGAAACTCCATTGACTGCCCTTCTCTTATCTATTGCCCTTGGGTTATCTACACGCACCTGTGGCTTGATGAGGATGCCATCAATGTGTGTTGTTATCCTCCTTGCATATGTATCAGGGTACAGTTGGTGGACCCAAAACCCAGTGGGTGTCTTCCATATGATGGGCAGATTATCCTTACTTAACTCCTTGCCTACTGCTTGCAACCACCCCATTATCTTTCGGGCACTAGGCACAGCCTCGTTGGCTGTTTCCCAAAGCAGGTTACTCAAGTACAGGATTGCTTTGAATCGGTCATCACCAAAGAAGTCCTCTCGCCCCCCATCAATTTCGTCATCAACGTACTGTGCCACATACTCTGTGCAACTGAATCGTGTGCCACCATAAGGGATTACCATAATGGGACGCTTGACCGTCTTTCGGGAAGCCCCAAAGGCAAGCCACATCTGAGCATACGGATGATGACTGTCCTCCTCCACCTTTGCCCACAGTAAGTCAAACACTATTTGGTACATATCCTCTGGGATGTCAGAAGGTACCAGACATGTAGCCTTACCCCCTACCTCATCTAATGCGAGGGCAGAGAGGTGCTGTAGTCCATTGTTACGCCCATCTAAGGCTACAGGAAGGTGAGAGATATAGCCCCAACCCTGCCTCTTAAACTCAGCGTATTCCAAACAGAATGCTAAGAACTGAAAGGGGTCATCTGCCCCTGACCACCACTTCGATTCTAGTGGTGACTTGGCACTGCTTATTATTAGGTGTTCGTTCTCTTTTACCCACAATACCCGCTCATTGAAGTTCACCTTGTCGTTGCCGTAGGTGTTGGCTCCCTGAACGCACAGCCATTTCAAACTCTCCTCGTTCTCGATGGGCTTACCAACCCCAAAGTGGAGTAGTGCCTTACTATAATCGGCACCCTGTGGGTTGATGAATGAGGAT